GCCAAAGTGGTTCTATTACGTTCCAAATTGGTTATTATCATATACTTTATGTGAATATTGGCATACATGGTTGCATGATCAATGTTTAAAAGCAAACAATAAAGGTTTGTTGTTGAGCAATTATTGTGCTTCCCGTGATAGTCGACGTAGAGTATTTAAATATGCTATGCTGATTGGAGTTTTAGCGGTAGTTACAAAATTTATATCAATGTATTTGATGATGAGTAATTCTCAATCATCCGTTGATAAAGTTGATGACATTGCTGAAACTAAGAATGTTTGGAAAGTTAAGTATCAAGATATTAGTAAACTTAAAACAAGTTGTACTACTATTACATATGATGAACTTTCTCAGCGTTTAGAACATAACATTTGTCGTCTTATTGCTAGGACAACAGATGGTTACCGTTCGTATACTAATGCTTTAGGTTATAAGGGCAATTTGATGTTTGTCCCGTACCATTGGTATGCTAGTATACAACCTCATTTCCCTGTTAAAATGGATATTATTAGGGAAGATATCAACAATGTAGCTGGACCTAATAGGGTCGATATTATTGTTGATGAAAGTAATTTTGTGCATATAGATAAGGTTAGTGAACGTGATATAATTGTGTTACAGATAAGTGCTGTTGGCACTTTTCGTGATATTTCACAATTCATTCCTGATCAAATTTTAGATGGTAAGATGGAAGGGCAATTAATTGTCCGCCAAGAGGATGGAAGTCTTTCACATAAAAAAGTGAAAGCATTTGAAAAAACCATAGTTAATTATAAATCTAAAATTAAGATGCATCAGTATGTTGGTTACCAATCATATGTGGATGAAGAAACGTCCTACGGTGATTGTGGTGCTCCGTATGTGATTAAAGCACAGAATGGGGTTTTCATTGGTGGATTTCATATTGCAGGACGTTCTGGTCGTGGGCTATTTCAACCCATGACATATATTTGTCCTATAAGCAATTGGAATATAACAACCAAGAATTTTGTACCAGCATCTTACAATGGTATTGATTTGAATACAACTTATTTAACTGAAGTTGATTTACAAATTAAACCATTTCAACATAAAAAATGTCCTATTAGGTCTACGAAGGGGGGAGCTGTTAATATTTATGGCTCTATAGATTCCCATCGTAGAAAAATTAAGACGGACGTTTGTGAAACTTTAATGTGTGAAGATGTGTTACAACATTATAATTTGTTGGAAACTAAACACATTTCACCTAAGGGTATTTCATCACATAAAGCAGCAGTTAACAATCTTGAACCAATGTTTGACAAACCTACCTTTCCACAATTTTATGTGGATAGAGCACAGGATGCATTATTTAATTGGTTTTCAAGAGAAATTGATGCTAGTGATATAGAAATGCCAAACGGACCTTTGGATTTAGATGCCGCTATCAATGGAATTGATGGTATAGCGTACATGGAACGCATTCCTCTAAAAACATCAGGGGGTTTTGCTCATAAAGGTTCGAAACGAAAGTATTTAGAACAACATACTGGTAATGATGAACATTCTGTTTTGTATCGTTTTAATGATGATTTACAGAAAGAATATGACCAGATGTTGGCTAATTACCGAGGCAACGTTAGAAGCAATATAATATGGGACTTTAATTTTAAAGATGAACCCATTACACACGAGAAATTAGCTAAACAGAAATGTAGAATTTTCAATAGCGGCCCGTGTGCCTTCATAGTTTTAGAACGCCAATTTTATTTATGGTGTATACCATTTTTTAGTGGTAAAATACGTCATAAATTTGGCATGGCTATTGGAGCAAATTGTTTCGGAAGTGATTGGGAAACATTATTTAAATATGTTACCCAACATGGTGAGAATCGCATAATTGCTGGTGATTACTCAAAATTTGATAAAAGAATGTCTTCACAAATGATGATGGCAGCATTTAACGTTTTGATTCGTTTAATGCGAAAAGCACAATGGAGTCAAGAAGATATAAATGTAGCTATAGGTATTGCTACTGATATATGTTTTCCTGTCTCAAATGCTTTTGGAACTATCATTGAAACAGATGGTAGTAATCCATCTGGACATTCTTTGACTACTGTAATTAATGGCATGGTTAACATCATGTACATTATGATAGCTTGCATGGATATAGAGTATCAACAAGATGCTTTCTATATTAATTATGACTATTTCCCAATGTATTGTTCAATACTTACATATGGGGATGATAATTGTATGTCATGCAAGTATAATTGGATGAACCACGTTGCTATATCTAAAGCTTTAGCTAAATATGGCGTGGTATATACTTCTGCTGATAAGAAATCTGAATTGGTTCCTTTTATAGGTGTTAATGATTTAGAGTTTCTTAAACGTAGATTTGTTAAAGATGTTCATGGGGAAGGCACAATAGCGTGTCCTTTAGCTGAAGATTCAATAATTAAGATGTTAACTGTAGTGGTCAAAAGTAAAACGATTACTTTCGATCAACAGTGTTCAGAAGTTATATTAGCAGCTAACCGTGAATATTTTCAATATGGCAAGAAAATCTGTAATGATAAAAAGAAATTTCTTGATTATCTTGTTGATAAGTTTGGTTTAAGGCCATATTTACCGGAAAATGTCTTATATGATTACGATACTATTCGTATGAACATATATGGGGAGCCAGCTGCACCTAACCAAAAAGGATTCAAGGCCGATGAGTCTTACCTTGGTGCTACAAGGCCAGTGTAAATAGGAGACCGCAATGTCTATAAAAGTACGACAACCCTATATACGGGTATTGCCCGAAATAATACTAGACAAATGTTTTCACTTAAACCTAAACTTAAAACCAAACCAAGCAGTATACAATCTAATTGTTGTACTGGAAAAGATGTTTGCATTTGCAGACATTGTTATTATCATAATCCTGAGTCAAAAGATGCTTCTCAATATGTTGATCATCTGGTTCGCCGTGAATTGAATGAGCGTATGCTCAGCAATGAGTCAAAGCGTGAACAGAGAGAGGAGCTTTTTGCTCAGTCTGGTGAAGATAAAACCATCGAAGTTACTACTGAAGATACGTCACAAGAACAAGAAGTTAATCTTGAATTTTCTGATGCTATTAACCAATATAGTTTGGTTATTGGTCAAAATGAAAATGATAACACTTATGGCATTTCTGAAGTAGGTAAAGAAGATAGTTTAGATACCTTCATGTCAAGACCAGTTAGAATTTTTAGCAAAATTTGGGAAGTAGCTGAAAGTCCAGCTTACTTAAATGCTATTAATCCTTGGGCCTTGTTTTTAGACAATGCGAAAGTTAAAAATAAATTAGAAACTTTTAAATTGTTACAAGGAGACTTACACATTAAAATTGTTGTTAATGGTTCTCCTTTCCATTACGGTCGTATGTTTGTTGGCTGTAGGCCATCACAATTCGACAACAACAATTTAAATATTAATCCTGTCACCAATGTGAGTGTTCCAAATTATTTGGACCATACTGGAGCAGGACGTACGTTACCAGCG